ACTTGATCTTTTCCAATCAATATTATATATTCTCCAAATATGATCACCACATGATCTAGTAGATCTACCATCACTAAATGTTAATTCATATACATCCTTAATACCAGGTTCATATGTATCTAGTATCTTTGCTGGTTTACCGGTTGGTGTTATGACATAATCACCAACTTGTAACTCCCCCATAGTTTTCCAACCGAAATTTGTCAATACCTTACTAGAATAGGGCTGACATTTTCCAGCTCCAGTAGCAATCTCTTGTAAACTTTGTGGATTTTCTAAAAATCGATTAATTGCATCGACTTGGTAGTCACGTAACATTATTGGGTCACCCTCAAATGGATGTCCTTTTGGCCATACTTTACCTTGATCTGCCCAATATGTTTCTGTGATTTTAATAAAATTTAATGAGATCGGGTTTCTTTCATCTACAACATCATCGATCTGAACACCCATTTTATTGAGAATACTAAGTATGGTTTCTAATTGACTTAGATATCCATTGCCACCTAAACCAAATAAACTAACACTTCCATCCCATCTTCCTAATTTATATGCTGGATGATATTTGGCATATGGTATTTCATACTTAAATGTTGCAGCCAATTTCTTTCTTGCATCAAGCGGTAATCCAGTAATTTTAATATTTACTTCATCACATATTGTTAATGTTATTGTCATAATTCCCTTTTTTTAATTCGCTCATCCTAGAACGATATTTTATATTACCAACGACTTGAATTAAGCATTATTGGTTGTTCTTTTGTATATGTTATGATTAAATCACAACGAGTTGCATAAACTGCAGTTTTAGAGGGCACACCCAGCGAGTTATTATTGATTGCTATTACAGTTTTTGGTTCCCAATCAGATTTTAAGAAAAATTTAGGTAAAGTTCCTGCTAAAATTCCAGCGATTGTTAAATCCTTATCTAATTGTTGATTGTAATTATGATCAGCAATAAAGGTATTAAATTGTTTACCTGAACTATTATCTAATCTAAAATAGATTCCAACCCCATCGGTAATATTATTTTCAACTAATGAATCTGATAATCCGTACAAACTTGCACAGGTTTTTATTGCATCAGTATTTTCAAATACAAATAAAATAGGCAGTCTATTTAATTCACGCAATGATGCAATTAATTCAGATAATGTATATTTGGTATTATTAATCCATAATTTAGGTGTAGAACGTTTTGCTATAATTTCAGTTAATGATGGGTCTGCTGAAAAATCATATAAGCGTTGTGGTATTTGATATTGATGCCTTAATCGTCGATCTGCAACAATCAATGAATCTAAGTTGGTGTTTTTACCGATATCATCCATAATAATTGCTTGTGCTGCATCATCCGCTATATTGGTTAATGTAAACTGATTATTAATTTCTACCTGATCCCATGAACATATTGTATCATAATATTCTAAAATTTCATCACTAATATCAAACCCTAATGGGGATAATGAATTAACTAATTCAACAATATGATGTTCAGTGAGTGGAGAATGAAATTCTTTACCACTAGTTATCATAGTCATTGGTACTGTTTTATACAAATTTAACATAAAATTTCTGAATGAATTAGAATAATTAGATTCAATAAGTATATGTTTAGAACCAGTATTATCATCAGTGGCAATACTCATTTTTTTAATATATTCGATATTGCGAAATGGTTTAGACCAAGTAGGGGTTAATAATGCATCATATATATCTGGTTCAATACCCCTAATAGATGATTTAATAGTGTTTAATAGTGATAAACAGAATTGAGATTGACCTGCTGTAAGGAATACATGATTATCAATCGTTGAAACTAATCCGCGTAGTGCTTTTACATCTGCAGGTTGTAAAATTGACACCAATTGTGGATCGTTTACTAATGTTCTAAGTATTTGGTCTATTGTTTTCATACCAAGTATTATACAATATTGTTAAAAGAAAGTCAAGCATTTGCTTGACTTTTAGTTAAATTGTGGCATCTTCCATTCCAGCCACTCGTAATTTTACGATGTTGGTAATTTGCCATTGTTTCTGGTCCAATGCCTTGGTAATTCCTAACCATTTATTTCTTATCAATGCAAAATCATTAATTATTTTTTCGAAATCTACAACTTCTGCTTCACCTTCTACGAATCTATCACATTCTTTTTGTGATAACATTCGATTGTATGTTTCTAGGTATTTTCTAAAATGAAACGCTTTTATACGCCGTAATTCAATATTAAGGTATTCTAATATAGCTTCCATTTCTTGTAGCTGCCCATATCTATGTTCAACTATTCCTGGCATCGCTGCTGCTGCCTTTTCTATATTTCCTATAAGTCTACATTCTGAAGATGCATTGATTAATTCATCCTCGAAATAATCAATGCATGATGGAAGGTTAGTGATATCTCTCGTTATCTGAGAATACCAATTCATTAAAAATCTAATTCCTTATAGTCATCATCTTCATCTTCTTCCTCATCATTTTCTAAATAATAAGAAATAGCTTGATCAAGAATTGCATCTACACCGATTGCATTTTGAAGTATTCGGTCTCGTACCCCTAAATCTGCCAATAATTCGACATACCGTTCTGCTACTACATCAATTTGTTTTTTATCAAGATAGTCAGCAAATAACATCCATACTTCACCAATTTGTGCTTCATTCAACATCGTTTTATTCTCCATTATCTTCATTAATTGTAATTTCACCAGTCTCGTAATCAACATCATAATCTGCAATGGCAGTATCAGATACTACGGAACGAGTTAATGGTTTTTCTGAAAAATCAATCATCATCAAGTCCAAACATCCACCGGCATTCTTAAGCCATTCTTTGCGGTATTGTTTAATAGATGTTCCATCTGTAAAGTCATATCGTAAACTATTACCATCTTTAACTAATAATTTTTGATTTTCAAAAAAATCTACTAGACCGCTATATGGATTCATACCTGTGGTATATGGAATTCTAATTTCTAATTCTTCAAATGGTTTAGCGTACCGTGTTTTCATAATTTTACACTTTGCTCTAATACCATTTACAGTAGAGGTTTTAACCCCATCTTCGTCTTCTTTTAGTTTTAATTTACGCATAGCAACAACAATAGAACTGGCATAAATGAAACCTTGTCCACCTGAAATTTTATCATCAGGATCAAACATATCTTGACTGGCGTAACTATGATTTGTCGCGACCAATCCAACATTCTGTGCACCAAACATATTGACACAATTACGAACTAATGCGGTAAGTGCTTTAGGTTTTCTACCCATATCACCTTTTAAATTTCCAGCTTCAAACTGGTCAACATCGGTTGGTGTTAATAGCATTCCGAGTGAATCAATGACAAATAATACTTTAGGTCTATCTTCATCACCCATTTCTTTGTAACCTTTCATAAACTCACTAATGGTTTTTGCTACATCATCGATCATAGCCATATTAAGTTTAAGAAGCTTATCTTCACTGGTATCGACACCTAAATCATGTAACCATTTTTCATCTAATGCATTTTCTGAGTCAATCAATACTACATAGATATTTTGTTGTTGAGCATGTTTAATTATATTACCAGAACATATATATGATTTACCAGCACCAGATTCACCAGCAAATACTGTTACTTTACCAAGTGGTATGCCTCGATTGAAGTCGGAACTAATGAGATAATTAAGTGCATAGTTTCCTGTTGAAACCCAATCAGTAGGATCATTGAATCCTACACCTAATCCTTCAATACTTTTGGTTAGGGTTTTTCTAAATTTTGTTAAGTCGAAAGCTTTAGAAGCCATGAAAATCCTCCGTGAAAAGAAGTAGGGAGATCCTTCTCCCTACTTTATATTGATATTACTGAGCTTGATTGCGGCTGCGAATCATAGCTAATATATCAGCAGCTCGATTGTCACCACTCGCTGAAGCTGATTCAACTACTGGAGTTGATTCAACAATTGCAGCTGATTCAACTACTGGAGCTGATTCAACTACTGGCGTTGGAGTAGAAGTTGTAACATGTGTTGTAGCTGCTGCAGTTGATTTAGTTGGATCACCAGTTTGCTGGCTCATACCGGCTGGTCTGTAATATTGACCCCAACGTTCTGCATCAAATGCTTCACCATCAACAGATGCTTCAAACATCTCTTTAATAACTTTTAACTCAACATCACCAGGTTTTTTAGGTAAAAAATCAATTAAATTGTATAACCCATGTTGATTAACAGCTTCTTGTTCATAATCTGCTAATGGACGAGTACGACGACTCCAGTTTGAAGTAGAGTAATCAGCGTACCCACCTTTGCTGCCTTTTTTTAATCGGAAATCTAACCCATTGATATAATCAGTTGGTAAATCTTCTAACTCTGGATCAACTAATGCTGAACGAATTAAGGTAAAGATTTGTGGACCGATAATAAATCTGCGGATTGGATTTTCTGGTTTTTCTTGTTCATTAAGACCATCTTCCGTTACGAATCCTTGGAATACATAAGATTTTTTCTTCCAATATTTACGACCCATAACTTCTAATGCTGGATCTTTGAACCATGCACGGACTTCTGATAGAATCGGACATACTGAACCATCGTTGTACATTTCAATACAAGGTACTTGCACGGTTACTTCTTTTGATTCTGCTTCACCTTTAATTCCTTGGAATGGAAGTTTAATCATTTGTCTTTCAACCCAGAAAAAAGTGTTATTTGGATCACCATCAGGTAAAAATCTTAATACTGATTCTTTACCTTCTTGTATGTTCCAGAAAGGATAGATAGAATTATCTGTAAATGTTCTTGATGAATTGTCTGAACCACGTGATTCAGCTTGTTTTAATTTTGCGCGGATTTCAGCAAGCGTTGCCATAATATTATTTCCCTATAATTTAATTTAATTTAATTTAATTTAATTTCCCTAACAGTTAGATTATACACATACTGTATGTGTTTACTTTAACAAGTAATTTATATCCACATTATAACATAGATATAAATTACTTGTCAAGGATTTTTAAAATAAAATGTACCATCATCTCTATATACTCGTTTCATCCCTTTAGTTGGACTTGGTTGACCGCTTCTACATTTAGATAACTTTTGTTTTTGTTCATCAGTCCATTTATACCCAGTTGCTCTTCCAGGTTTATTTTTCAATAAATTGGAGAGTTTTAATCTTGTTCCAGCAGATAC